GGAAGGGATTCCAAGAAAGACACCAAAGAAACCATTGAGGGCAACCGCCTCAATAATGCCCGCCGTGAGGGCTGGTGTCAGGGCAAATAAAATAATTTAGCCGTCCCTCATTTTTCCTGTTGACGGCTACAACGGTTGTCGGGCAGTATCTCCTTGTTGATTCGGCAAGGGGAGCTGCAAATGAATCCGATCCAACTGACTAAGAACGAGGACAACACCTACACGCTTACATATTTCGGTAAGGAAGTAGGTCACATCTGCAAAATTCGCTATCTCCAGACTCGCAACCGTGGCTTTCGGGTGATCTCCGTCCACGGCGAGATCGGCTACGCGCATGGCCTTTTTTCAGCGCAGAAAAAGCTGATGGAGATGTATCACTGATGAATTGGGCAGAACACTACAAAACCGTGCGTAATCGCATTGAGTACGAGGCTCCAATGAAAGCGGGGAAGATTGTTATCAAACCGCTGAACGCGGTTCCGATTGAGCGCGTTCAAGTTCGCCTCGTTCCTGAGTTTATGCCAGAGGCTTCACCAGAGACGGAAGAGAAGATTTTGTGCGAGGGAATCTATCCCTACCGCTTGAAGCCTTTGCTCGCTCCGATCCTTAAGAAGCACAAGATGCCGTATCTTGAAGCGGTGTCTCAGTCTCGCAAGACCAAGTACAAGCTGGTGCGATTTGAGATGTATTACGTTATGCGGGAGGCTGGCTATTCGCTTCCTCGAATCGGTGAAATCTTTAATCGCGACCACACAACAATCATGCACGGCATTAAGCGTTGGAAGGAAATAACAGGTGAATGACATTAGTAATCTTCTCGGTGAGCGTCAGAATACCCACGGGACATACTCTGAAGTCTCGTCAATCTGTCAGTCTATCAAGCGCACAATGCGTCAGTCTAGCGGATGGGATCACTTGGGGAATGAACACGCTGAAGCTTTGGAAATGATCGCAATGAAGATTGCCCGTATCTTGTCTGGCAATTCCAACTTTGCAGATCACTGGGAAGACATAGAAGGCTACGCTCGCTTAGTCAGCAACGAGCTACAGCGTGAACGAGTCGCTGACATGCTTGAACAGTCAATTAGGGACTCGATTGGTCCCGTAGATTTAGACGAGGAAAACCATGACGAACAATCAGCTACAGCAGATCATCAGCCGAATTGAAAAGCTTGAAGACGAAAAGTCTGCAATCGGTTTAGACATCAAGGAAGTTTATGCAGAAGCCAAGTCGATGGGTTTTGACCCTAAGATTATCCGGAAGGTTGTTTCAATCCGTGCGAAAGATGCAGCTAAGCGGGCTGAAGAAGAGGCGCTTCTTGATTCTTATATGGCTGCGCTCGGTATGCTTGCCGACACGCCGCTAGGACAGGCTGCAATCCAAAGAGGGATGGAATGAGGGTTCAATTCTTCTTGGACATGATGCAGCGGCGGCTTGCATCTGACACCAGCGAAATGCTGATGTTCAACCGTGCGGTGATCCACGACATGCTGGCGGCTTTTGGCCGTCAGCAGATGAAGGCCCAGCAATACAAAGACGCCCTGCGTCAGTACGCTTGCTGGTGTCCAGAGCCGTGTGGGAATGAACATTGGGACGAGGACTATTGCGGGCATAAGGCCCAGGTGATGAGTGAGGGGAAGGACAATGGGAGCGATGAAACTACAGCATGATGATCTTGAGTCGGTGAGGGCCGAACTCGAATACTACAAGCACAAAGCGGAATACTTCCGTAGTGGTCTGAACCAGATCGTCCAGATGGAACGCTATCCGCGTGAGTCTGGCTCGTCAGTCTACGATGGGATTTATCCGACAGGTGCTTTTGCTGTGAAGGTTCTTAAAGGGGAGTGGTCAAATGGTTAATGACCTTATGGAAGAGCTTCGCATTATGGCTGAAGAGCATGATGACGAATTATGTCGTGAGGCTCTTGAAGAAATTGAAATGTTAAAAGAGATCATTAGACATTGCCGACAGGCGATGATGGGGCCAAATCTGCGCGATGATTTTGCGATGGCGGCGCTGACAGGTTTCATTTCCAACGATGATTTTACAGGCAACAAAAAGAAATACACAAAAACTTCCTATGAGATTGCCGATGCCATGATGGAGGCGCGGAAATGATCTCCAAAGACAAAACCTACCGCACTCGCGATGGCCGTGAAGTGCGTATCTATGCGACTGATGGATTTGGCGATGCTCACATTCATGGGGCGGTCAAGCGCCAAGACAATTGGGATTGCATTTGTTGGACCGAAGATGGGGCGTGCATTTTTAACCCGTCATGGAACCTCATTGAAGTGAAGCCCCGCATCAAGCGCACGGTGTGGCTGAATGTATATGGCAGGTCTAACGCCAGCGATGGCCAATACTACGGATCAAAAACCGTTGCGGACATTCACGCTGGATATGGACGCTATGCTTGCGTGAAGGTTGAGATTGACTGCGAAGATGGGGAAGGGCTGTGACCGACGATCTTGTGAAGCGGCTGCGTGACCTTGTGAACGATGACGACACAGAGATGCTGGCATGGCAAGCCGCAGACCGCATTGAGCAACTGGAAGCGGCGCTTGATGATGTTGCTACTCATCTTCCACGCGCAGAATGGCATTATTTAAAAGACGAAACCCTCATCACAATAGGGGAGAAGAAAGATGGATGAGTGGTTGGAAGATTTGGATAAGTGCGAAGACATGGGTTGGTATTTTGAAATTGAGTCGGAGGAATCTGGCAGGTTGGCTGATGACATACGAAAAGTTTTGGCACGCATTGAGCAACTGGAAGCGGCGCTGCGGGAGATCAGCCACATTCACGATGGCAACCCTAGTCCAGCAATGGCTGGCATGCCTGATGTTGACTACGCCAGATTTATTCTTGGTGAAGCAAGACGAGTAGCCCGCGCCGCACTAGGGGAGAAGAAAGATGGATGAGCGGGCATGGGATTTACTTGTTAAAATTAACAAAGACCAAACTGATACGTTTATAAAACTGTGCAATGCAGAGGGTCGTATTAAAAAGCTTGAAGAGGCGCTGAACAGGATCGCCATGGAAGATGCAAAGCTAGACGAACCAGCACTTTGGCTTGATGACGATATGCCGCTTGGGTTGTTCATTGATATGACTTTAGGGGAGAGACAAGATGGGAACTAGCATGACGGACACCATCTTCATCATCTTCGTTGGGCTATCAGGCTTCATCATGGGTGCTGCGGCTTGCAGGGATTGGGAGAAGATCAAGTGAAGAAGATTGTATCAAAGTGGGATCACCCAGACGGCTGGGAACCAAACTATAAGAAAGCACCAGGCCAAGGTAAGAAGCCTATGATGCTTCGAGCTTTGAAGGCGTCGGTTGGTGCGCGGCTTAAGCAGCAGAAGATCAGTCTGCCTAAGCTTACATTTATGGAAGACAAATGAGCGGCTGGCTCATTATCCTGACCGGAGCGATATACGCCTATGTCGCACTTGAGCAGGGCATGAAGGGAAACACCGGCATGGCAATGGCCTATGCAGGATATGCCTTCAGCAATATCGGATTATGGATGCTTGCGAGGTAATCATGAGCGATTGGCATGTTGTTTCTGTTGCGCTGTTGCTGCTGGCAATAGGGTTTATCATTTACGCGCTTTGGCAAGACTTCGCGCCACGGAGGGATAAATGAGCTTCAAGTACGATGGGCTGATTAAAAGCTTAGATATTTGTCTGCGTAATGAATGGGGAATGACTGAAAAATCTTGTTTCAACTTACGTTATGCAATCTGGGAAGCAAGAAAGGCTTTAATTGATTGCAGGGAGGAGATGGGAAATGCGGAACACGGAAAACTGCCATCCACTAGTAAAGCAGCTTTTTCTGAACATGGACTTGCTGGGTGTATCGGACTCGCGGATGGCGCGAATTACTGGATTAGACCGCTCGACGTTGAGGAGCTGGAGGACCAGGACTACGCCCAAGATCACGGATTTGGAAGCTTGCTTAAACGCACTGGGATTTGAGCTTGGGATAAATACCACTCAAAACATTGTTCACTTGCGTAGGCGTGCTTAATACGACTACCGTTGTTTACGAATCAGAGGGAACTAAAATGGCTGACTGTAGAGATTGTAAGTTTTCGCATAATCGAGAAGGCGCAACGCTGGACTGCCAGCGTTACCCGCGATCCATCAAAGTTGGTCGCACATACTGGTGCGGTGAGTTTGTCGAAGAGATGATCGCACCAAAGATCGCGACGCAGGAAATTCCAGCGATGACGCTGAAGGGGAAGAAGAATGAGAAATGAATTAATCTACGATATGCCGGCAAAGGAATATCACGCAATTGAAGCCTTGTCGGCATCTGGCGCAAAGCTGCTGCTGAAGTCACCGGCGCATTACTTTGCATCCCGTGAAGGATTCAAAGCGCCAACAGCCGCCATGAAGCTTGGCACAGCCGTGCACACAGCGATCCTTGAGCCTGAGCTGTTTGATGCTGAGATTGCTATTGAGCCTAAGCTCGACAAGCGCACCAAGATCGGCAAGGAAGCGGCTGAACAATTCAGCCTGAGCAGCGATGGCAAAGTAATCATCGATCACTATCAAGGAGAACGCTGCCGTGCAATTGCAGAAGCTGTTCGCGCTCATCCGTACTTCAAGAAGCGAGTCAAGGGAGGCAAGGCTGAAGCGACAATGCTCTGGGAGCAATATGGCGTGCAGTGCAAGGCCCGTGTTGACTATCTGGTTGAACGGACAATGTTCGACGTTAAGACATGCCAGGACGCTTCACCTGAAGGTTTTGCCAAGCAGATCGCAAACTTCCAGTATCACATTCAGGCATCTCATTACGCGATGGGCTTTAGACGGCTGACCGGCAATCCATTGGAGCAGTTCGTGTTCATCGCTGTGGAGTCTGAGCTTCCGCACATGGTTGGTATTTACGCGCTGTCAGCAGATAGCTTGCGTGCTGGTGCTGGTGCTATGAAGAAAGCCGCAGACAATTACGATCTGTTTCTGAGCCAGAAGATCGTGAAGTCATACAACACCGATGTCGAGGAAATCTCGATTCCGTCATGGGCTATGCCAGAACCGTTCGAGGCTTGAGATGGAGCAGCAGGAACTTATCAAGATTGTCGAGAAGGCTCGACAGGATCACGGGTGGTCGCTGCGTGAGATCGGGCATCGTGCTGGCTTGTCACATGCTACCTATGCAGCAACGCACCGCTTTGGTCGCAGCGTCACATGGGATGTCATGGTCAAGCTGCTGGATGCGGTGGGATACAAGCTGAAAGTGGTGAGGAAGTGACCTACCAGCTTCTTGATCTCTTCAGCGGGATCGGCGGGTTTTCTCTTGGGCTGGAGCGTAGCGGTAACTTTAAAACCGTTGCGTTCTGCGAGATTGAACCATTCTGCCGCTCTGTCCTTAAAAAACATTGGCCGGAAGTTCCAATCTATGAAGACGTTACCAAACTCTCAGCAGCTCGGCTTGTGTCAGATGGAATTTCCGTTGATGCAATCTGCGGGGGATTCCCGTGCCAAGACATCAGCACCGCTGGAAAAGGAGCAGGACTTGAAGGAGAACGCAGCGGCTTGTGGTTTGAGTTTCACAGGCTCATCAAAGAAACACAGCCCAAAGTTGCGATCATCGAAAACGTCTCAGCCCTTCGCTCTAGAGGATTGGACGAAGTTCTCAGGAGCCTCTCTGAGATCGGGTATGATGCTGAATGGCACTGTATACCCGCTTCAGCCGTTGGCGCTCCTCACAAAAGAGACCGCGTCTGGGTTATGGCCTACGCCCAGAGCGAGCGAGTACAAGGACTGTGGTCCGGTTGGCTCCAAGAGTCACACGCACATGCACAAACGACACTATCTATGCGCCTATGCGAAAGATTCAAACATGCCAACTGGCAAGCTGAACCCAACGTGGGTCGAGTGGTTGATGGGTTTCCCAGAAGAGTGGACAGATTGCGAGCACTCGGTAACGCGGTTGTCCCGCAAATCCCAGAAGCAATCGGAAGGGCAATCAAATGATTCTTGCGATTGATCCTGGAATTAGGGGCGCTCTTGCCTTCTTCGATCCAGCGAAAGGAACGTTGGACATTGTGGACATGCCTACCGTTCAAGTTATGAGAAACAGGAAAGAGAAAACAGAAATCAGCCCAGCCATGCTTGCTGTGATTATTGCGGCTCGCAGCCCTGAGCTTTCTGTGGTCGAGAAGGTTGGTGCAAGACCTGGAGAAGCTCCTAGCTTTGCTTTTCAGTTTGGTCGCGGTGTTGGCATGGTTGAGGGAGTTCTTTCAGCTTTGAAGATTCCGGTCATCTATGTTGCGCCACAGGTCTGGAAGAAAGCAGTCAATGCCAGAGAAGGCAAAGACGGGAACAGAGAAAGAGCTGCCGCTTTGTATCCGGCATATGCTCAAATGTTTGCCCGTAAAAAGGATGACGGGCGTGCTGACGCCGCGTGTATGGCTTACTGGGGAGCGATGAAATGAAAGACGAATTGATGGAAAACGCTGAGCTTCTGGTCGATCAGCTTGACGAGATTGCAGAAGGGCAGCCGATGGATGTTGTGGCGCTTGCGATGCTGATCTTCGTAACGGAGTTCATCGCAGAGGTTGCGACAACACGGGCAGAAGCGATGAATGGTCTGGATGGTTTTACGCGGGACGTACACGCCGCTCTGAACCAATACTTTTCAGATCAGAAGTCTCACTAAGGAATCCCGGCCACGGGGAAACAGTGGCAATTTGAAACTGAAGGAAGAAAGCAATGGCATTAGGTTTTAGCACGGAAGCCAGCACGGGCGGCTCCAAGTTCCTCCCCGTCGTGAAGTTTGACGCTAAGTCAGGCGACATGATCTGCATCAACCGCGAGCCTGGGCAGAAGCCTGGCGAGTGGGAAAAGACAGAAGTTGAGGTGGAACTCCCTACCAAGGTCGTGATCGACTTTGAAAATCTGGAAGTGGGCTGGATCAGCTTCGCTCCCACCTACTCGGCTGTCATGGTCAAAGCTGGCGAGAAGTTCCCAGCGCAGCCGACACCGGATCACAAGCAGGCAGTTCGCGCCAAGGTGTTCTTCAAGGAACATGGTCTGCGCGAGTTCTCCCCGACTTCAAAGACGGTCCTGCGCGTGATCGACAAGCTTCACGATGAGTATCTGTCAGCGGCTGATAAGAACGCTGGCAAGATGCCGGTAATCTCCATCAACGGCACGAAGCCTGTGAAGATCACAACCCCGCAGGGAGAGCTTCGCTTCAAGGTTCCTGATATGGTTATCTCTGGCTGGACTGAGCCGCCTGCGGCCTTTACGGAGGCTCCGGCTCCCGTTGCTGAACAGCCAAAGGCCAAAGCGGCTAAAACCGTGCAGGCTGATGACTTCGAAGAATTTTAATTGAGGTAGCCTGTTAAGGTGGCGGGACGAGCGACGAGGGAACGCCCGTCCCGCCTTACCGCGACAGGGGAGGACATCGCGGCATGTTGGAAAATATAGCACATACGGACGGCGAAAACACAATGCTCATGCTGGCTTGCGCTACAGGGGGCGCTACAGATGCGAAGCTCAAAGCCGTTAAGTTCGATTGGGAAAAGCTCAAGGAACGGCTGAAGAAGCCAAAGGTGGGCCAAAAGGATGGCCCCTATTATGTGCGCGGCGGTGAGTTGGCTGGCGAGCGCCGCACCACAGAGAATCTATTGTCAGGCGAGCTTATTATCCTCGATGGTGACAGCTCATTGGACCCAGAAACAGGCGAGATCACGCCTGGGGCCCCGC